GTTCACTCCGGGTAAGGGCCAAGACAAGATTTCTCGTGTGAATGCTGTCTCTGATCTGTTTTCTTCAGGCATAGTGTGGGCACCTGACAGGCGGTGGGCGAGAGAGGTCATTGAGGAGTGCAACGACTTTCCTAGCGGTGCCAACGACGACCTCGTGGATTCGACAACTCAAGCGCTGTTGCGTTTCAGGCAAGGCGGTTTTATCCGATTGCCAACAGACGTAAAGGAAGAAGTGACTTACTTCAAGAGTAGCCGCAGAGCGGCGTACTATTAAGGAAACAACATGGCAACGAATATCGACCAAGCGCTCTCTCCGCTCGACATGACATCCATGAGCGACGAACCGGCGATTGAAATTGAAATTGAGAACCCTGACGCCGTCAGCATCGGAATTGATGGTGTCGAAATTGAATTAACGCCAGAACCCGAGACTGCGGAGCAGTTCGACGCGAACCTCGCGGAGTACATGGACGGTTCAGAACTGCAGTCCCTTGCCTCGGAACTGATCGCCCTCGTGGACGCGGACATCAACAGTCGCAAAGACTGGACAGAGATGTTTGTCAAGGGCCTGGAAGTCCTTGGCATGAAGTACGAAGAGCGCACCGAGCCTTGGTCGGGGGCTTGCGGTGTGTACTCTCCGCTCCTCACTGAGGCTGCTATCAGGTTCCAGTCAGAAATGATTACCGAGACCTTCCCTGCTCAGGGTCCGGTCAAGACGCAGATCATCGGTGCCATCGACCGCATGAAGGAAGAGGCTGCAGATCGTGTCCGTGACGACATGAACTTCATGCTGACCGAGCGGATGATCGACTACCGCTCAGAGCACGAGCGGATGCTGTACAGCCTGGGCCTGTCCGGTGCTGCCTTCAAGAAGATCTACCCGAACCCGAGCACGGAACTGCCCGCTGCTCCGTTCGTGCCTGCTGAAGACTTGATCATGCCCTACGGGGCAAGCAATGTTTACACGGCAGAGCGTGTCACGCATGTGATGCGAAAGACCGAAAACGAGGTCAAGAAGCTGCAGGTTGCTGGGTTCTACCGTGAGGTAGACCTGGGTCGGGGTATGAGGACGATGTGCCTCTGCCTTATGTCGTCACGCTTGACCGTGGCACCCAGGAAGTTTTAGCCATCCGCCGCAACTGGGACGAGGACGACAAGCGCAAGCTCAAACGCCAGCACTTCGTGCAGTACACGTACATCCCCGGCTTCGGTGCTTATGGCTTGGGATACATCCACATCATCGGTGGCTACGCCCGTGCAGGGACGAGCATCATCCGGCAACTTGTAGACGCAGGCACCCTGGCAAATTTACCCGGTGGTTTGAAGACCCGTGGCTTGCGGATCAAGGGCGACGACACGCCTATCGCTCCGGGCGAGTTCCGTGATGTAGATGTGCCTTCTGGAACCGTGCGTGACAACCTCATGCCGCTGCCGTACAAGGAGCCGAGCCAAGTTCTGGCCGCTCTGCTGGAGCGCATCACGGAGGAAGGCCGCAGGCTTGCAGCCATCGCGGACCTGAAGGTCTCTGACATGAGCGCCCAGGCCCCTGTGGGCACCACGCTGGCTATCCTTGAGCGGCAGCTTAAAACCATGTCAGCGGTGCAAGCCCGCGTCCATGCGTCTCTTCGCATGGAGTTCAAGCTCCTGAAGAACATCATCCGCGACTTCCTGCCGCCTGACTATGCGTACACCCCTGAGGGCGGGGATCGGTCGGTCAAGCAGGCCGACTATGACGTAGTCGAGGTGATCCCGGTCAGTGATCCGAACGCGGCCACGATGGCGCAGCGGATCATGCAGTACCAAGCTGCACTGCAGTTGGCTCAAGGCGCTCCGCAGATCTACGACCTGCCGCAGTTGCACCGGCAGATGTTGGAGGTTCTTGGTATCAAGAACGCCGAGAAACTTGTTGCACTGCCGCAAGACCAGAAGCCGCAAGATCCCGTGACCGAGAACATGAACGTGCTGCGGGGCAAGCCCATCAAAGCGTTTGCGTATCAGGATCACGAGGCCCACATGGGCACGCACCAGATGTTTATGCAGGACCCGAAGGTCATGTCCACGCTGGGGCAGAACCCGATGGCGCAGCAGATGATGGCCGCGCTCATGGCGCACATCGCAGAGCATGCAGCGTTTGCATACCGGGCTCAGGTTGAGATGGCTCTGGGTGTCCCACTGCCCGCGCTGGATGAAGAGTCAAACGCTCCCATCGCGCCGGAAGACGAGAAGGCACTGGCTCCTCTGATCGCCGCTGCAGCACAGCGCACGATGGTCCAGAACCAAGCGATGGCTGCACAACAACAGGCTCAACAGCAGGCGATGAACCCAGAGCTTCAGATGGCTCAAGCAGAGTTGCAGTTGAAGCAGGCCGAGATGCAGCGCAAGGCCCAGAACGACCAGATGGATTTTCAGATTGCGCAGGGCAAGCTGCAGCTTGAGCAGCAGCGTCTGGCACTTGAGGCGCAACGCCGACCAGGGGAAGACCCTCAACTCAAGGCCATGATGGCTCAGCAGGAGATTGCGTCCAAGAGCGCAAGGGCTCAGCAAGAGCTTCAGCAAAAGGAGCAGATGCACCAGCAAAAACTCCGACAGCAAATGCAATCTGACGCCATAAAGGCGAGACAACAAGCAATGAAGACGCAACAACAGCAGAAACCAAAGGAGTAACAAATGGCGACTACTGCGTTCGACGTAGTCATTAAGGAAATTGAGGAGCGCCGGGAGTCCATCGCCCAGGCGCTTATCTCGGGCGCAGCGAAAGATTTCGCTGAGTACAAATTCATGACGGGGGAAATCCAGGGTCTTTCCCGTGTTCATGCTTTCACAACCGACCTTGTGCGAAAGATGGAAAACGACGATGAGTGAACTACTCCTGAGCGACGGCGAAAACACAACCGTGTTGCCGCAAACCGACGAAGAAAAGGCCCGTCAGGTGCCTGATCCTGTGACTTATCACCTGCTGTGCGCACTTCCCAAGGCAGAAGAAGCGTACGAGAGTGGGCTTGTCAAGGCGGGTCAGACCATGCACTTTGAAGAGGTGATGAGTCCAGTGTTGTGGGTAATGAAGATGGGACCAGACTGCTACAAAGATCCGCTGCGCTTTCCCAGCGGGCCTTCATGCAAAGTGGGCCAGTTCGTCCTTGTGCGCCCTAACACGGGTACGCGACTGAAGATCCACGGCCAAGAGTTCCGCCTGATTAATGACGACAGCGTTGAAGCTGTTGTGCAAGATCCAAGGGGGATCAAACGTGGATAAAGAAGAAACTATCTACAACGGCGTCACGGATGACTTCGCTTGGTATGAGTTGTCGCGCATGCGCGTGCGACTTGATGACGCATGCTCAAAGAACTTGTACCGCAAGAGGCAAAGGAGTAACTCATGAACGTAGAACGTGAAGAATTCAAGTTCCCCGATGAAACCCCGGTAGCCACCTCTGAAGAGAAGGTGGAGTACGAAGTCGAAGCTGCAGAGATTGAGGTTGTAGACGACACGCCGGAAGCCGACAAGGGTCGCAAGCCCATGAAGGAGGCCCCGGCAGAAGTCACCGACGATGAGCTTGAGCAGTATTCGGAAGGCGTGAAGAAGCGCATTCAGCACTTCTCCAAGGGATATCACGAAGAGCGCAGGGCTAAAGAGGCCGCGTTGCGTGAACGCGAAGAGGCGCTACGTCTTGCCCAGAACCTCGTCGAAGAGAACAAACGCCTTCAAGGCAGCTTGGGCCAAGGCCAGCAGGCACTGCTTGAGCAGGCCAAGAAGGTGGTTGCCAATGAAGTTGAGCAGGCCAAGCAGAAGTACAAGGCTGCTTATGAAGCTGGGGATTCAGAGGCTCTTGTTGCCGCACAGGAAGAGTTAACCACCGCCAAGATTAGGGCAGAGCGGGTAAACAACTTCAAGCCGCCTGTTGCAAAGCCTGAAGAACCTGTGGTACAACCCGCTCCGCAAGCCCAAGAGTTTGTACCGCAAGTCGATTCCAAGGCCCGTGCGTGGCAAGAAACCAATCCGTGGTTTGGGAAAGACGAAGAAATGACGGCACTGGCTCTTGCAGCACATGAGAAACTTGTGAAAGGTGGTGTTGATCCAACAAGCGACGAGTATTACGAGAAGATCAATTCCCGTATACGGCAAGTTTTTCCAGATGCGTTCCCCTCGGAAAAGCCTGCAAAAAAGTCGGCTGTTGTAGCCCCCGCCACACGTAGCACAGCGCCCAGAAAGATCGTGCTTACACAATCACAAGTCAACATCGCCAAGCGTCTTGGGGTTCCTCTGGAAGCCTATGCGCGTCAGGTTGCGGAAGATATG